GAATACAACGAAAGATTGAAAGAGGACTTTGAGGACTACGTATTACCAGACAAAGATGAGAAATGGACCGACCAACAGATATTTGTAAAGAGGGATTTAGAACAGCAATCAAAGGACCCAACGATATTAGCAATCGGTACAGGTGGAGCACTTTTAGGTGCGAGACTTGAGTGGGTTGTGGCAGATGACATTTTGGACCTTGACAATAGTCAAACACAGCACATGAGAGACAAGGTAGAAAATTGGTGGTACGAAATTGTGGACTCACGTATAGTCGATGGGGGAAAGAGAATCGTACTTGGAACCTTACAGCACAGGCTAGACCTACTTTGTAGACTCTCTGAAGATCCGACATTCCACTATGTACATTTAAGTGCATTGGATAACTCGGATGAGGATTTACGAAAGTGTAATGCATTGTGGCCAGAACAATGGCCGGTTGAACGTATCCTTGAGAAAAGGGAGTCCATTGGAACTATCCGTTGGCTGAAAACAATGCAAAACGACAGAACAGCTGTCACTGGGAAGATGTTGGATCCGAATTGGCTTAACTATTACGGACCAACGAAGTCACGTCAATTACCACCAATGAATGATATGCACATCTACATTGGAGTTGACCCAGCCATTGCAGACGACAGAACAACAGCCGAGGAAAAGGAGCAGGATTTCTTTGCACTTGCGGTAATCGCATTTCACAAAGTGGAGAAACTCGCGTTCTTGATAGAGACATTTCAAGATCACTTGACTTTTCCAGAGCAGTTGAAGGTCATCGATCGGTACTTCATTAAGTGGAAGAAGTGGTGCAAGAAAGTCGGTATTGAGTCAGTGGCATATCAGAAGGCACTTGCACAACAAGCGTTCTTACTTGATTCATTACCACCAGTAGTTGGAGTCAAGATTGGTACACAGTCGAAAGCAACAAGGATGGAGACATTTGCGGTATACAGTGAAACTAAGCGGTTCTGGATAATGGAAGAGCACACTGATTTCATTGCAGAGTGGATTGACTATGAACCCGGTGGAAAATCACCGAACATCTTAGACGCATGCAACACGGCAATGACAATGATAACAAATCCCGGATCGTACTTGGATGCAAGTAAGAGGGAGTTGCTACAGAAAATTCGATTAGTGTAAAGAGGAGGTGAGGTATATGGCAAAGCGTAAAAGTCTCTGGAAGGCCGTAGGAGAGATGGCGTCAGCATTAAGGGAAGAAGCACAATCCATAATGGGTGTTGTATCCAATAGTGGAGGATATTCCCTTGAGACGTCACACGTCGATTACAACCTTGCAAGGCAACTCTATTACAACACACACGAAAATTACAAGTTAGGTGCAGGGTTTGCCAAACCCATTATTAACTCAACTGTAGGGTTTATGGGAGCACCTACTTTTAGGTGTGAAGATGAAAACGGACAGGTAATTCTTGATTCTCACTTTAATAAGTGGACTGGGAAGTTTATCAAACTCCAACGGAACTGGCTTCGTGAAGGTGACGTGTATGTGATGTTGGTGAGAGCTGATACCACAGAGAACGAAGCGTACAAAGCATTGTACAAGAATGAAGCGTTCCGAATTGAAATGAGATTCATTCCACCTGAAAGAGTGACCGCAGTAGTCGATCCACATAATAGTGACCGGTTGCTGAAAATCATTATTCGTACGGACGTTCAATACAAGGATGAGAATAACGAAGATGTGAAATACACGGCCATTGAAGTGTGGACACCAGAACAACACACCATCACTTATGACGGAGATAACATTCCAGAGGAACTTCAGCCTATCGAAGAAGCCAATCCTTGGAAGTTTATACCAATTTGGTGGCTCAGAAATGAGAACGAGGAGCACGAACTTCACGGTAGGTCAGAGTTGGAACCCGTTGAACCTTACATCAGAGCATACCACGACGTAATGATGCACGCCTTGAGAACGTCGAAGTTGACTTCTACACCCAAGTTGAAACTGAAGCTTTCCGATTTTGAAGAGTTCATCAAAAACAACTTCTCCGAGGAAGAGATTCGGAACAAGAAATTGAAGATGGCGAACAAGGATGTTATATTTGTAGGGGATGCTGACGATGCAGGATATGTACAGGTAAGCGCTACTAACCACGAAACGTTACTGGAGTTCTTATTCATGTGTATTGTTGATGTGTCTGAGACACCGGAGTTTGCTTTCGGTACTGCAGTTGCATCATCCAAGGCAAGTGTATCAGAGCAAATGGTACCTCTAGCGAAGAAAGTTGAGCGTAAGCGTTCCCAGATAGAAGATGACTATCGGATGCTTGGTAGGATGCTCTTTGCAATGTACGACAATTCACCAGGTGGAGAAATTGGTACAGTTGAAAACTACGAAGTGGAAATCGATTGGGTGGATATTGATGCCACTGATGACAAAGCAGTAGCGGATACTGTTAAGACAGTAGTTGAGGCATTGGTGCAAGCAGTGGACAGCAGTTTAATCTCATACGAAGCCGCAATCAACTTCTTAGCGAGGTACATCGATACGATGAATACTTTCGAGGGTAGTGAAGACGAAGATGGTAGCGAAGCCGAGAAGATTAAAACCCAGAGGGAAGAGTTCGCGAAAACAGATGAAGGTCAGCAAATGACAAATGAGCTAAGCCGAGTCAACGAGGAGCTTGAAGGAGGTGGAACAGATGACGGCACAGGAGACGAGACCTAAGGTTACATGTAACAACTGTGGGGAAGAGATTGACATGAATAAGTGCTTTGGAGAATACGAAGTTGAGGGATTGACCTTAGGCGCATTAAAGTGTGCAAGTTGCAATGTAGTGTTCCCCTCATACGTTTTAGACGAAGATGTGAAATACGGACAGCAAAAGATACTGACAGTGGTAACTGAAATTCGAGAGTTGATGGCACTGTCAAAGAAGAGGCTTCTCAATGCTAAGGAGGAGCGTAAATATAGAGGACTCCTGAGGAAGTACGAAAAGTTGAAGCACGAGAACAAAGCGAAATCTGATGCCTTGATGGCAACGCATTGGAAACTGTTTAACACTTTGGGAGAGGTATTTATTGGGTAGGAGGTGAATGGAGTGTCTTGGAAGGACAACGCACAGACATATGGAGTGCAAGAGATAAGGAAGGTCGTAGCAGATAACGCGCTTGCAAAGGACATCCTCAATGCTCGCAAGCAGTTCGTCCAAGCACGCATTCACCAGGAAACTCAAGTATATCAGATGTACGTGGAACTAGGAAAAGACCTTCGAAAGGAACTTGGGAAAAAGACTACCACTATTCCACGCAGAGAACTGAAGAGGATACAAGCTCAAATTGATTTGGAAACACGTCGATTAGCTAGCAAACTTGGGGATGTCTTGGACGTGAATATAAAGGCCGCTGTTGAAGCAGGGTCGTATCCACACAAGCAACAAAGCAAGCGATTGTTCTTTGGCAAGAAAGTTGACCAAACGCTCGTCACTTCTACGGGAATTGATAAGGCATTTGTAAGGGTAAACCACAATGCAGTACTTGCAATTATGAGTCGGACATACAAGGGAAGCAAATTACTGCTGTCAGATCGAGTATGGAATGTAGGTGTCAAAAACAGTCAGGCGATTGCCAAGATACTTGAATACGCTGTCACAACAGGAGAGACATATCAGCATACCGCACTGAAACTTGAACAGTACCTGAAGAGTAAAACACCAGTGTCAAATTACTACAGGACAAGGGTACCAGGACTTCCGAAGGATATTAAGTACGAGGCTTTGAGACTTGTACGAACCGAAGTATCAAGTGCGTTTATGGAAGGGTCGTATATTGGAGGTCAAGCTAATCCAGGGTACTTGGGAATAGAATGGAGGTTATCACCTTCACATCCAAGAGCAGATATTTGCGATCCATGGCACGGAGAGTTCTTCCCAGCTGGACACGAACCTTCGATACCACATCCGCAATGCCTCTGTATTCAGATACCGAAGTACGAATCTCTGGACAGCTTCAACACTAGGTTACAAAAGTGGGTAAACGATCCATCGGAGGATGATAGACTCGAACAGTGGTATCAGAATACGTATAGGGGTGCGTAGGAGGTGAGTTGTATGGAAGATTTTGATATTTCGAATTTACCAAAGGGGATGCGTATAGAATCCACAGATATTCCGGTAAATAAACCGCGAATTAGGCTCCAGGAGTATAATTATATAGCCCAAATCGCGGCCCGATTAGAGGATTTCGAGGATTTCGAGGTCGATATGGTAGGTACCAAGGTAGATGAAAGTATAGATGGTACGATAGTAGAACTCACACTTGTGATTCTACCGAAAGGAGGTGAAGCGGTTGAAGAAGAAGATTAACGGTGTGAATTTAGTAGCAGGATTGTCAACTATGAAGGTTGATGATGTGCCAATTGCACCAGGGGTTGATGTCAACACTATCAAGGGTGAAGACAAAAATCCAATGGAGGTTGTAGTAGAGGTTCCGGCTACAAAGTCAAAGAGAGGTTGGAACTACAAACCGAAATCGTTGCAGGATATTGTTACACACGTAATGACGAATACCCTTAATGGATTTCTAGGGCATCAAAAGCCAGAGAACATTGATTCAGAATTTCCGGATATTCAAACTCACTGGGTAGGTGCCTTGTGGGATGAAAAGCACAATAAGGCGTACTTCCGAGGAATCATTGACCCAAGTGCAGATAAACTTAAACGGTGGATAAAAGCGAAAAGAGTGAAGCAAGTATCAATATTCGGAAGACCAACTTTGAAAGTAGCTTCTGGTGAGGTAGACGTAGTGGGATACAAACCCCTTTCGATTGATTGGACTCCATTGGACAGACCAGGAATGCCTACCCAAATTGTAGCTGTTGGCGAAATGTCGACAGTGTATGACAGCTTGGATGACACAGTTGAATTTGATGGAGCATTGGAAGACGTTGAGTTCTCTGGGGAATTGGATGGCAGTTATGAAGATACTCAAAGCGCACTTAGAAATGCACTCAAGGAAGCTTTCGGTGAAAAGTTTTACGTGTACATTCGAAAGACACATCCGGATCACGTAATTGCCGAGGTGGAAGGTCCAGACGGGACCAAGTATTACAAAGTCTCTTACGGTGTTGTAGATAACAAAGTCACTCTTGGCGATATGGTAGTCGTCGAGAGAAAGGAGGTCTATGAACCTGTGGGGGAAATGAATTCAAATGGAGGTGAAGAAAAGGTGGACAAGGAAAAACTGTTAGCCGAACTTAAAGCCAAAGTTGTAAGTGGGGAAATCAAGAAAGAGGACCTTGATGCAATCGTAGGTGAAA